AGCCGGTCGTAAACGTACCAGCGGCAGGTGCTACGTTGCCAATTATGCCCTGGAAACTTGTGCCAGTTGCTACACCGAGGACAGGAGTAACTAGAGTTGGGCTTGTCGCCAACACCATTGCGCCTGTTCCGGTGACGGCAGCAGTCAGTGTTACACCACCATATGTTAGCGCGCCTGTGAATGTTCCGGTTGTTCCTGCAAGTCCTCCAACAGCGGTGAAGTTGCCACCGGGGAATAGTGTTGCTGCAAGTGTGTTATTCGGTTTGAAGAATATTTCAGCGCCAGCGGCGTTGGTCAGAATAGACAGTTCGCCGGTAGTGTTATCCCGCGATATTGTCGGCTGGTTGTTCATTTTTAGAACTTGAGGATCAGCCGCACTGGTAATATTGATTACCGTTGTTGCTGAGAGTGTCGTAAACGTACCAGCGGCAGGTGCTACGTTGCCAATTATGCCCTGGAAACTTGTGCCAGTTGCTACACCAAGGACAGGGGTGACTAATGTTGGAGACGTATCCAGCACCATCTTACCAGTGCCGGTGACAGCGTTAGTAAGTAGTACACCACCATAGTTTAAAGTGCCTGATAGATCAAGGTCTGTAGCACTGATAGACGTAGCTATGATGTGAGTAGCTGTAAAGTCTGTAGCACTAGCAGACACAACTACTATATGAGAAGCATTGACAGAAGTAGCGTGTATACCTGTAGAGACAGAGACAAGACCAAAGGATTGATCAGCAGCTATAAAGAAAGTAGCACTAGCACTAACATCTGTTACAGTAACTCCGTTAATGGTAGCTCTAAGACCAGTAGATATGTTCCTGTTTACATACGTATTAACTGATACATCGTTTACAGTAAAGCCACCAGCAATATTAACAGCTGATTGACTAAGCTCTAGAGCACTATTAGTGCCTTCTCCGTCTTGAACCTTACGGAGAGTAGCATCAACACCGTCAGCTGCATCAACGGCGAGCAGCTTCTTGTATGTGTTTATAATCTTTCTTCCTGTAAACGTAGCCATACTTTTAAATTAAACTCCAATATTCATCTGTGTCTTCCCAGTTAGAATCTACGTCTTCCCAATTCTTATTACGATCATTGTTGTTTTCATTACGAATAACTCTAAGCCCTTCATCATCACCAGTCTTCCTAGCTGAGTAGTTCTGAGGATGGTTCTTTAAATCATACTTACCTTCCCAGTCCGTAGGACATACAAGAAGACCGTAGCTATTCTTCTTTAACTGGTTGAGTTTGTATCTCCAACCACATACATCACATATACCAAAAGGGTTCTTGTTACTAGCCACTGAACTTACACCAAGTTAAGTCTAGGAAGGATACGTATGCTGGAACGTTCTCTATCTTCATGCATAGCCCTAGTAAGGGTATCCTCATACCTAGTCTTTAAGAATTGAATACGTCCACCTTCTATACCTGGACGCTTAACTGCCATCTCATAAGACACTGCCTGAGTAAGGGCAGGAAGGAACCTACGAGATATATCAACAGTCTGTACTGCTGACTTATTAACATCTTCAAAGTACTTAACCTGCTCAAAGATAACCTGATCTGTAGTATTATCAGGGATAGGCCAAAGATGTACAACAGGCGCACCGCGCTCTCTTCGTACAGCATACTGAGTAGGTCTACCTGTCTGACTCTTCTTAGGAATCTTCAGGTGCTCTTCCATAGAGATACGCTCTAACCGTATATCCGTATTATCCCTACGTAACACAGCCTCTGTAACATCTAATGTACTGGAGGTTAGAGTATATGAAGACACAGAAGTAGATACTGACACAGCTGTAGTATCTACCTTCCATAGCATTATACCCCTATTCTGCCAATCTTGCAAGATAAGGTTAATAGAACGTCTAGCAGAACGTGCTTCCTGACCAGTGGTTTGTTCACCACCTATAGTCTCAGAAGCTTCTTGTATGATCTCATCTACATCTAGAGAGAAAGCAAAGGTACCACTACTAGCCATTTGTTATTTACTCTTCTTCTTCCAATTAGTGTTTTCCCAAAAAGCAGGAGACAACTTACCTCTTGTAATATCTTTAGAGGATCGTTTAGTGAATATGTTAGGCTTGGTTGTTTTAATCTTCTTTTCTCCGAAGCGTATCAGCTTAACCTTCTCTCCTTCTTTAGCTAAGACAGCATGACTTTTGTTCTTATGTTCAGGAGTGCTCCTAGGTTTATTGAAACCTGCGAACGTAACCCCTCCTCGCTTAAGAGAACCGGACCTAGTCTTCTCTGTCTTGTTCTTCTTCGTACCAGAAGACCTGACTTTCTTACTCAAAGACCTAGCTTTTTAATAGGCATATAATTACCGTGCAGCAGTACAATGAATTACATGCATTGGAACAGGTTCATCAGGATTCAAAGTCATAGTGTAAATCTCATCTAACTTAACCTTGAGACGCTCCTTCTCTACGAAAGCTATTTCATAATCCTTGTAAAAGTCATCTACTATATCGTATGCATCAGTAAAAGAAATCCTAGTGATCCTTTCCTTGTTCTTCTTAATAAGGAATTCTGCAAAGTCCTTCTTAGTTTTCATTTCTCTTAAATCCTCTCCAACCAGCTAAAAGTGATCGACGCGCTGCCATCTGATCCGCCCGTCCCTTTAGTCACAACGACAACCATCGTCTAAACTTTATCTTTAAACGACACGCCAATACCAACGCTGAAAAGCTCCAGTAGTAGGACTATCCACCCTACGTTTACCCTCGACGGGCAGCGCCATAGCCAGTGTAAGAACGACCTGAAGAGATAAGCCCGCCTTCAGCGTACTTACCGAACACAAACTTCTTCTTCTTCTTACCCTTATTCTTCTTCGTAGGTGCGTTCTTTATCTTACCACCTTTCTTGTCAGCGTATACTTCATCCTCACCGTCCATGTCCTTACCAGATTGGTATCCTGCAGTAGTCCAGTATTCCGTCTTAGCATTACCACCTTTAGACCAATTAGGATCTTTCTTCTTAGCTTTAGGTGTAGCTTTAGGTTTATCTGTTTTTGCAGAGGTTGTCTTAGCTTTAGGAGATGTTTTTAAAGCCGTAACTTTAGGAGGAGCTTTAACTGTCTTACCACCAGTAATAGGTTTTAGTTTTTTAGCTGGAGCTTTCTTTTTAGTACTTTTATCTAACGCCTTTCCTACTGTCTCTGCAGGAGTACCTTGTCCCGGTTTACTCATACCATCCCAGAAGTCTTTAACTAAAAGACCTATACCAGCAAGTCCTAATGCTCCACCTAATAGCCGTTTACCTGTTCCTTTAGCTACAGATTTAGCAGCTTTAGTAGCTCCTGCTAAACCTTTACCTTCATTAAATGCAAGGGTTATAGCTTTCTTCTGTGGTACAGTTAACGCTGTACTAGAACGTTTAGCTACAGCAGTTCCTGGACCTATCTTAGCAGGAGAAGTGGTTTTTCGTTTAGCTACAGCAGTTCCTTTCCGAGGCGTAGGAGCTTTCTTATTAGACTCTCTCCGCTGCATCTCTTTAGCTACAAGCTTTAGATTATCAGACTTACTTAATTTACGAGCCATTATTCTTGCTCCTTATTATCTTCTTTAGAAACAACTTCTACAGGAGTAGGTTCGTCCATAGTAACAACAGGCCGAGTACGTTTAACTGGCTTTACTCGATCACTCTTATCTTCAGGTATTTTAGTACTGTAATACGCCATTAGGTAGTTCCTTCTAATTAGAATTAGGTATAAGTGGGTTATCTGCTCCAGCAGGGTTACTAGCTGTCTGCATATCATCTCTCCTGGAGCGACGAGCCTGATTGCGTTGTAGATCAAGAAGAGCTATGTACTGTCTTTCAAAGATAGCCATAGTAGCGTAGTCCTTCTGGAACATCATTGCTTCCACCATACTAGCATGAAACAGAAGATCATAACAGAAATCAGTGAAGTAATTTGTAGTGTTAACAGATGTAAGTGTAACAGGACGCGCTACATATGTAACTTCTCCTGTATACGTAGAGGTAGGTGTAGGTGCTATGATAGCCGTTGTGTTGTTCCTATGAGCGTAGTACCTAGGCTCACCAGTAGAAGCTGACACAGGCCAGTAGTCATCTATATACTCGTCTGTACGCTGCAGTAAGTTAATCTTAGAACCATTGCTTACTATGCTAAAGCTCTTAACAATACGAGTACCTGAAGGAAAAGTATGTGACCTATCTCCTATGGTAACTACTGTAGCAGCTATGCTAACAAGACCATAGTCATCTAAGTCTTTAGTTAAACGTTCCTCTGCTCTGTTCACCATCTTAGGAACATAGTCAGAGAACTCAGTAGAATCATTCTCGCATGCAGCTATAACGTCTGCTACAAGGAAGGAGTAATCAGCCATCTAAACTAACCGTAAAAAACTATTAAAGTAGACGCAGAAGTAGGAGCAGATACACTAACATTACCTATCATCTTGAAACCTGCGTCTGTGAAAATCTCAGAGTTAGCATCACTAGCAGTAGTAAGAGTAAACTTGATAATATTATTAGAAGCTTTAATAGCAAAGGTTCCAATACCAGAAGCAGCAAACCCTCGAATGCGAGTGTCCTCAAGAGTTACTGATGTTAGAACATCTACAAGTGTGCCACTACCAGCGCCCCCACCAGCAGGTTGACCAGAACGTAAATCAGTAGACATTATTTAGATAGTCCTTTCGTGGTAAAAAAGAAAAGGCAGGAGAGTAAGAGAACCTCTCCCTTAGCTACTCCTGCCTCTTTTTATAAAGCTTACTTAGTACAGCTTAGCTACCGCTTGAACCATACCAACGCCGGAAGTTCGACCAGCCAAAGCTGTAACGCTCACGAGCCTTGTAGCGAAGATTGCCCGTATCAAAGTCAGGCTCCATCTTCGTCTGCAACGGCGCACGAGTAAACATCTTCGTACCGTCAGGACAATCCGTTTGCAAGAACCAGCCGTTCGTGTCAGTAAAGCGGTGGTTAACAAAGCTACCACCAGACACATACCCGCCTGTTTTAATTGCATTAATGTCGTTTACGTTAGTCGCCCCGTTTGTCGCAGTTCCAGGGTTAACACCAATCGTAGTAGACATAGGACTGTTGAGTAGTTGCTCACAAGTGAAGATAAGATCCGGTGGGATATGAATGGACTTACACTGAAGACCAATCAAAATACCGCGATCATCTACCGCTTTGTGAATAGTAATGAGGGCAGTTTCCAAAGCTGCTTCGGACAGATCA